ATGGAATCTGTCATGCCCGGTGGAATGAGTGGAATACTTGGTGAGGGAGCTGGTGCAGGAGCACTTGGTGATTTAGGATTACCTAGTATGTCACCATCTGAAGGAACAGAACCCACAGCACCTCAATTACCTTTAGGTTTTTAGAAAAATAAATCTTCTAAATAGGGCTGCATGACCCAAGTTTTAAAATGGCAGAAGCAGTTAAAAAAGAAGAACCAAAGAAAGGCCCTATAGGTAAACTCAAGGAGTTATCTGAGGATAAAGAAGAACAGATGGCGATCCTAAGTACTTTTGTAAGACTTGGGATTTTGATCTGGGCAGGTGGAATATTAACATTAAATTACGTTCAATTTCCTGGTCTATCAAAACAGGATAATATCGATCCAACTTTCATAGCTTCGGTCTTTACAGGGGTTTTAGCTACATTTGGTGTTGAGGCAGGACAAAGGAAAAAGAATGCATCATCAGGAGGAGGAGCAAGTATATCCAAGAAAGATATGGAAGTATTAATCGAGAAAGCAGCAAATACAGCACCAGCACAAACAATCAGAATTGAGCAAGCACCAATGGTTCTTGCACCTTCAGTACCACCTAAGAAAGGATAATGGAAAAGAAAGAAGTGAAATGGGGTAAATGGTTCGCCTTGGGATTGGGTGGACTCATTGGTTTATCTCACATTGGTATGATTGGTTCTTTATCAAATCGTCAAAGTAAATTACCAAGTATCAACTTACCAGTTGGTCCTTATACATCATATGAAGCAGAAGTTGGACATAATGGATATAAGATAAGTTATAAAGCAAACGATCCTAAAGTAATGCGTGTGGAAAGGGACAGCAATACTAAAGGTGGGTTTCTTGGGTTGGCTAACAACAAAGTTAAAACGATTGAACAGTACACAATGGACGGTGCAGTTCACAGTAAATCAACCACAGTTACAGAAGGAGACAAAAAATCAGAAGCCTGTATCAAAGCAATCGGAGGAGCAGAGCAAACAGGAAGGCTCGTGGGTTCAAGTGTTGGTGCCAGTGTTGCTCCTAGCGTCGCTAATATTCCCATTGTTGGTTGGGTTGCTGCTGGTTGGGTAACAATGTTCAGTGGTAATCAAGGTGCAGAAATAGGTGGTGGTATGGCAGAAGACTTAAATAAGAATTGTTAAGTTGCAAATCTAAAATTTTCTGCTAGAATATACATAGAGAAAGTAAATAATTAAAATGGCAGTCTATCAAGACTACGAAATAAGAATCAATTTGAATGAATTGATTGAATCAAGAATACCTTGTTGTGATTTATTACATCCTGATCATTGCCTAACAGAGCAACAGGTTGCAGAGATTGCACACGATATTCGTATGGATTTAGATTTACATCCTGTCTTTCATCAAGTAGATCAACATATTATGAGATACGTTGAAGCTGCGGGTATTGACAACAAAGAGCACTGGGTAGAAGAGAGACTACCTGATTTACAAGAGGAGAAAAAATGATTTTTGGTTCAAACCCATCAGTTTATACATTGCCTGGCACTTGGGAAGCACAACCATTTGTTCCAGTTGAATTAGTATTCAGCACTACAGTTGCAGTAGCATCTCTAGGTTTAGTTGTGGGTTTGATAGCAGGTATTTCGATTGTTAAGATAAAAAGAAAAAGAGTCTGATAGGTGTGGGAGTCCACACATCAATGCGTAATTATACCTAGTATGATATACTAAATAATAATGTACTGGAGTTGAAACTATCATGTCCCACTACACACTCGGTTGGCACGACCAAAAAAATGAACACCATGAAATTGGTGAATATGCAGAAGACGCATTTGAAGCCGTAAAACACGCAAGAGAGGATGTTCCGTATCTACACGAGCATCCTTTTTCATTGGACTCAATCAAGGAGGTCAAATGAAAAATCTACCAATCAAATCATCCACAATTATCTTTGGAATCGTTTGTTGTGCACTTTTTGCATCAATTAATTACGCTTGGGTATGAAACAATTTAACACTTGGGTGCTAGACACCACAATTTACATCATTGATTTTCTTTACAGAGGTAGAGACTTTCAAAGATTCTGGGTTCTTGAAGTCATTGCAAGAGCACCATATTTCTCGTTTATAAGTGTTCTTCACTTTCGTGAGTCACTTGGACTACGAGGAGAAGACCATATATACTTAATGAAGGAACATTTCTATCAGGCATTAAATGAAACAGAACACTTGGAGGAGATGGAAACTCGTGGAGGCAATGAGCATTGGATCGATAGATTCTTCGCTAAACACTTGGTTCTTCTTTACTATTGGATTATGGTTGCTTATTATTTCATTAGTCCAATAGATGCGTATGACATCAATATGAAAATTGAGAAACACGCATACGAAACTTACGTTAAATACTCTGCATATCATCCAGAAGATAAAAAGATTGCAGAGATAGCAGAGGACGAACTCAAACACGCAAGAGAATTGCAACTTGCAATGTCGATGGTTTAATGATATAATAAATATTATGACCTCGTAACAATTTAATGGTTTCTCTTTTACTACTTTCATCTAGCTTTCTAAATTTTATCTTTTACATCTACGCAATCGGTTTTGTGGTTGCATTAGGATTAGAGCAGATAGTTAGAAAAGGTGGTAATGAAAGAGATATTTTTATTGTAGAGTATAACAGAAAATATCTTTGGAGAAACACTTGGATTATAAATGCGTTTTGGTTTCTAACTAATCTTGGTTTATTTTTTGTTTCAAGAAACATTACCCCTGTAGATAACTTTTGGAGCGAAGGACTATAATGGAAAAAACATATGACGACTCAAATTGGAGAGAGGACTACGCAAAAAACTTTTGTAATAATAAAAGACATCTTGAACTATTAGAAAACGGACCTCATAGTTTATCTCAAGCGTGGTTACTTGGAGCACTTCATAATGAATGGAAAAGAATAAAAGGATATAAAGACGAATATCCAGAAGAAAATAAAGGTCAATGTCAATCATCTTTGAAGGAGTTTTACTCAAGATATAAAGACCAAGGTATTTGATGCATCGGTTCAAGGAAATATTACCAAACAAACGAAAACGTAAATGGTGGAGGATTAAGTTATGGCAGCTCAAACGGTTACTTGGTCGATTGTTATAATGGTTGCAATTTTATTAATTGCTGTTACAATAATAATATACTATATAATGAGATATGATTACCTGTTCCCGAATGATTAAATATTTGGCAATACCACTCATATTGGTTGGATGTACTGCACCAGTGACAGATCCTCCTGCCCATGCACAAGAAGTTGATGATAGAGATTTAATTATGATTCCAAGACAGGAATTAAGAGGAGAAATAGATATCTATGATCCTGCTCATTGGCAAAGTATACAAATGCAATTTATAAAAAATGCAAGGAAAGGTCAGATAGAAAGGACAGCAACCAAGCCTGGTGATGCTATAAATAATGCACTAGATAATTTTTGGGAGGCACAGAATGGGAGCGATGGTTCCACCGAGCAGGAAAAGCTGCTATAATTTTAGAGTAACGGAGATTAATCGTGTTGTTGACGGGGATACTATTGATGTCACCATTGATCTTGGGTTTGATCTATACAAGAAAGAAAGAGTTAGAGTTGCAGGAGTTGATACGCCAGAGAAAAGAACAAGAGATCTGGAAGAGAAAGCACTGGGACTAGACGCTACAAACTGGATGAAAAAAAATTTGGAGGATGCAATTGATGGAGATGATGAACTCACTATACGAACTGAACTTAAAGGTGGGATGGGTAAGTATGGTCGCTTGCTTGGTTGGTTATACATTGGTGATGATGAACTATCGCTCAACGAAAAAATGATTGATGAAGGATATGCTTGGGCATATGATGGTGGCTCAAAACAAAAAGACTTTGAAGAACTACGTGAGATTCGTAGATCATTTGGTACATTGGATCAAGGATAATGCTTTTTAAAATTATGACAGGAGTTTCACTTGGATTGTCACTTGTTCTTGTAGGAATAATAATCTA